AATTTCCCCCGTTGATGTCTAAGTTCTGTGCTGCACCTGGAGTCAACTCCAATGTTGCGTCAAATTTTTTAGTCACACCATTAAAAACAAGAACCATACCATCTTGTAAGGTTCCACCAATATTCACATCACTTAATTCTGTTAATGATAGAGTTTGAGCACCTGCCAGAGATGAAATCACCTTTGTGGCATTTTGTTGTCCAACTCTGACTTTGATATTTGCCATCTAAGTTAGCATATTCAGATCTAAAAAGTATTTATATTTACTAAGACGTTATCTTTGAAGCTAGTTCTTTTAGCATCAATTTAAGAGTTTCAAGTTCTTCTTTCATAGCGTCTATCTCTGCCTGTTTATCAGAATTTCTTCTCTTATCAGACATATAATGATTATATCCACTAGTATCCATATTAACTATGGCACCTGTTTTTTCATCACGAAAAAGATTTTTATGTCCTTCTACTGGTATCATTATGCTAATGCAAGTGCTCTAAAATCTTTTAGTGTTACAGGGAAGGATTCATTCGTTGATATCATAACAATTTTAATTGCAAATCCAGTAAATTGTTCTAAATCATCAGCAGTAAACTGATAATCAGAAAATCTACCAAATTCATTAGATGCTACAAATTTATCTGGTCTACCATCACTTAAAGATAAATCAATCGCAGTATTTCCAAAACCATCACCATCACTGTCAATCATATTTTTAAAACCAGGAAATGGTCTATAAGTTTGCGATACCTCTGAAGAATCAGCACTGAATAAACGATAGAACACTCTAAAGTCTGCTTCAGGTTGTACACTTGCACCGACTAATACTTTGAGAGACGTTGCAGGTTGTTCCAAATCAACTCTCTTTGTGACAAATATAGAACCGTGAGGATCATCCTCTAATTGATTAGTTCTACTATCATCTGCATAATTTTCTAGACCAATTGGATTATTAATCTTATTTCTACCTAATATAAATGTTGCATTTTTAATATCTAATGCTGGTGATAAATTAGGATCATCAGAACTCATATCAACATTTAGAGTTAAAGATTTATTTTTAGGTAAACTTGAAAGTTTATCTACTTCATTTACTTTTGATGCAACTAGTCTTGGAGTTGGTAAAAATACAGTTTCATTTAGAATTGCTGGTTCAAAACCTTGATCTATAAATGATGATTCACTACCATCGGCACTTGTTCCACTAATAGTTCTAATAGATGATGTTACACGAGTTAGACTACCAGGTGTAATAACATTAAATTGTGGTGAAATTGTACTATATTGATGATTCTGTGAAATCTTAACTTTGTTTGCACCAATCGCCTTTTCACCTGAGAAACATAGTAAGGAGTTACCTGTTCTTAAGGGTGCAATACCTGCAACATCAACTTCAAGGAAGTAATTATCAATATTAGATGAATTTATTAGAGTTGTATTAGTAGGAACTGTATGAGTTGTATTGATACCAACTAAAGGCATACCACTCGCTTCATAAGTTTGAATTGTTTCACCTTCAGCATGAGTAGATGCAGTTGTATTCAATATACCTCTTGTCAAACTTAATTGACCTGTACCAACAACATAAGTAACAAGTTCTTCTCCAATTAAAGCTTCACCTCTATCAGTTGCTATTCCACCAAAAGTTGCAAATGGTGTTGTATTACCAATAGAAACAGTTGTACCTTCAGCATTTAAAGATGACGTTGTAGCAACCAACTCAGTATCAGGTTGAACATCTTTAATATGCACTTTATTTCCAAGTCCATGATGTGCGTGATTATATTGTGTAATCTCAAATACTTTACCAGAGTACAAATCACCGTTTTGCACTGAATCACCATTTACAGCAACGTTAGTGATAACTGCTCTTGTATCATTATTAGCACCATATTGTACTAATGGTTGGTCATTTGTAAATTTCTCTCCCTGAACATCTGTCAGATAAAGAGTATCTAATGTTGAATTGATTGTAGTTACAACAAACTTTAATCCTGAACCTCTAGTTACTGCAGCACTTAAATTATTAACAGATAATATATCACCGACTTGATAACCAGTTCCTGCACCATTAATCGCTACAGCGGTAACTACTTGATTAGATACTGTAATATTCACTGTGCATCCAGTTCCACTTCCTGTTAAAGCAACCGTACCAACCGCAGAGAGACCAGCAAATGAATATCCAACTCCACCTGATACAATTTCTACGTTTGAAATAGGTGCTCCCTGTCCTTCAATAATACCTGTTACACTTTGATCTTCTGAATCACCTGCAGCACCTGTACTTACTTTTCTACCAATCGGTAAATTAGCATTTGTTCTTGTGCCACCACCATCAATAGTTACTTTTAATTTTCTAGGCAATGTGCGAATTGGATTTAATGGTAATACTTGAGTATTCAAATTACCTGCTTCAATCGGTGAATTATAGAATGATGCTGTTCCAGATTCAACAAACGATGCTTTACGTAATTTAAATGTTAAATCTTGGAATTGGCTTGCAGTCCAAATTGTACCATTTTGAGATTTAAATAAACTACCACCAATATATTGCTTAGATACAACAACATTTTGTACATCAGGTAATGTAGTAGAACTAACTGTCTTCTCACCCATAGTTGCAACCCACATCTCATACTTATCAGATGCAGGTGATAAGAATACTAATGCATATTCTTTTTCTGGTTCAAGATAAATCGGTGATGGGAAATTTAAAGTAGTTGGTACAGAAGCATCATCAGAAATATTAATATTATTTGGATTAACAGCAATTTGTGCATAATCCTGAACAAGATATTTTGTTGGAGTTCCCAACTCTACATATCTTAGTTCAACAAATAATTTTGCATTATCATCTTTTGATTTAAAGTATACATCAAACGATGTTAAGAAAGCACCTGTTTCATCAACAGTAAATGATTGAGCAAGAGGATCTCTATGAGGTGCAAGATATTTTTGTCTTTCTTGTCTGAAAACTAAATTAGTTCTATAACCTATCTCGTCTGGACGAGTTGCAGATGGTGGGGGTGGATTTCTTACCTGTACATTACTCTGTATTTGAGTCTGTATGACACCTGTTCCTGTAAATGTACCAGAAGCATCACTTGAATGGTCAGTGCTGCCAGGAATTGGTATAGTGCCCTCTGGTGCTGCAGTTACTCTAAATGTTTTAGTTCCTGTAGCAAATAGTGTAGGAGGTTTTGGTGTTGCCTGTGCATTTCTAAAGAAGAATGCTCCTAATAAATCTCCCCAGTTATCACTGAATAAATCAATACTACTTACATTTGCAACAGCACCACTACTTTCACCAACAATTTTTGCACCTTTGGTAATATATCCAAAATATTGTGCCTCATTTGCAAGTGATATTGTATCAACATTTAATATTCTTGAAGTGGCAGAGTATGAATCAGATGGAGCAGGTCTTGTGGTATCAAAAGGATCAACAGTATATGATTCAACTAAAACTGATGGATTACCTAATCCTGCACCAACGTCTGGTCTAGATGTGTCACCAAACTTATGATTTGGTTTTTGTAGTCTTACAAATCCAATTTGCTCACCATCAACCTCTATTTTTGCATTTTCAAATATGTTGAATGTACCAGATACCATATTAATTTCAACTAATTTTGGAATTATATCAGGAATACCATTATCAAGATAATGATAGTGCTTAGTTAATGGTTTCAATCCATTAGCATTAAAGGATACGTTTCGTGAACGCATAAATGGATCTGCTTCAGTTTCTATCTTGATACTTTCTACATAATCAAATTCATAACTTGGACCTTTTAATACATTAGTGTATGAAGTTCTGAATTGTTGAGATCTTGCCACTAATCTATTAACAATTCTAATTCTTCTTCTATACCAATTTGAATCAGGATCATCTATATCAATACCTGTAGGATTAGTAACAGGTAAAGGTTCATCTATAACTGGTCCGATTGGAGTATGGTTTGCTTGCTCAGCCCAAGTTGCTCCTGTTGACTCAATACGATTATTATTAGTGTAGATTGTTCTAATCCAATTATCTGAAGGAGGATCTAAAATAATACCACCCATAAACACAATAACATTGAATGGGTTAACATTTTCAACACCTGTTGCTTGTGGTTGTGTCAACCAATCTACTTCAGTGTAATCAAGTGTAATTAAATCACCAGTTTTTTTACATCTTGTATCTAATAGTTGTAGATTAGAATTTAAATCCGCTGAATTTATATCAATATTTGGATTAACTGCTAATTCTGGATTCATAGACCAGAAATCAACTGCACTTATCAATTCTTTGTTTACCACATCTACTTCACATCTTGAACCAGTTTCAGGGGTAAAATCAATAAAGTTTCTACTTGCAAAATTATCTACGACAAATCCAGTTTTAAATCTGTTTAGACCATCAGCATCTCTTACTTCAAATGATTGTGCATCTACTTCTAAAGCACTTAAAGTAGTTGTTAATTCTAAATTTTCAATTCTCTTCTCAAGATCACCAATGTCTCTCATAGTGAATCTCTTATTATCACATAATCTTATTAAAGGATGTCTAACAGTATCATAAAGATATGCTGGTAATGCAATTTCAGCAATCTCCATTGAATTTCCTTCTTCAGTTGGAGGGGCAGGAATTTCTGCAGATTCTCCTTTAATAAGTTTTACTTCACCATACTGGTTAATTACTAACTTATCAATTCTAGGTAGATAGAAACTATATCCTAAAATTGAACTTTCTCTTGGTGCTACTACATAGGGATTAGTTGATTCAAAAGTTCTACTTGCAAATGCAAATGGTGATTTTCCTGCAGATACAGTATATGGATTTACTCTTGGTCTAAAGTCAATTAAATCAGTCGCTCTACTATCAAACACCATAGGGATGTCATTTGTATATCTTTCCTTTGTATAAGAATTAACAGAGAAAAAGTCACCAGTATTTCCACTTGCAACTTGATACTTGTCAAAAATTATCAATAATTTTTTAGATGGGATTGCTGATTTTGCTTTTCTTACAATTTTAGAAAAGTCACAATATTGAAGTTTATGACCTTTATCTAAATTATAATTTTCAGTTCTATCAATAAAATTACCTTTTTCAGTCCCTTGTAATATTGTTTCAATACCAGATTCTTTAAATTCTATTACCTCCCCGATTGCAAATTTATTTCCATTCAGATAAACAAAATTTACGTCAGTGGCATTTGGAACTGATACGATTTGACCAATCGCTCTACTATCTTTACCAACTATTTTTTCTCCTATAATCGCATTTGTGTTTAAACTTAATCCAGATACAAATTTTACCTTATCTAATACTGGTGTTGCTGTTGTTTTTGATTCGTAAACAGCAAGAATTTTAACAACATCTGGTACATTAAGAGAAATTTCTTTATCTTCAACTCTTATACCATATGCATCGTGAGTTGTCAGACCATTTAATGTATTAACACCTGATGTACGAGTTACTTCTAGTTGTTGACTCCTGATGTAATCTTTTGACTTACTGGATGCACCAACTTTCTTGAGAGTAACGCCAACAGTTACAGAAGATGCAGTTGATTCCTTCAATCCACTAAAAGTAATAGTCTCTGCATTATCACTAATTGTGACTTGATCTGAAGTTAATGGTTCAGTAGTTCCATCTTGATAAGTGATTGAATATCTTTCTACATCAAAAGGTTCAAAAAATACACTTGTTATGCCTACTGTTGCGTCTAAACCTGCTTGTGATGTAAGTGTTAGAGAATTACTAGAGACAGATTGATTTCTAATTTGTCTTTGAATTATTAAATTAGAATCAGAGGTATCAAGATTTGATATATTTTTTCTAGGTAATTTTGAGAAAATGCCAGATTTCTCAAGATTTAAAACTTTAGGAACTTTAATTCTAAATGTTGAAGATATAGTTTTATTTGTAGGAACCGTGGGTCCAACATTAATACCTGTAACACTTGTTGTTGCTGCTACAGTTAGTGTTTTTCCATCTGCTGATATTGCCGAAACCTTATTGAAAACAGGAGTGCTGTGTGATCCATCACTAAATGATATTATAGAATCTGTTTTTATACCAACTCTTCCAGAAAAACTTCTATTTGCACTTGTTACTGCTGTTCCAACTGCATTAATTTGATCTGATGCTGAAAAATATGGTAATATACGATCAAACAATACTGTATCTGCGTTAAATGTAGATATTCCAGTTGTTCCAAATGTACTTTGACGTATTGATTTTATATCATCAACTGTATATGCTATTATTTTTTTAATAGATGGAGCAGATGTAGATGTTTTTTCATTGAATATTAACTTTTCTCCAACTATAAATGTTCCAGTTGTTTGTGATAAACAAATTTCATTTGTACCCGTAGCACCCCCAACTTTTGCAGCATATCCAATCGCTCCACTATTAAGACCTCTTACTTTAGTCCCGACAACAACAGTGGTGGTGTTAAATGAATTACATTCTATAACAGTAAATGTTTGAATATCATATAAACTTAAATCAAAACTTGTTGTTGCTCCACTGTAAGGAGCATCAGAAGCATTAAAAGAATAAACTCTTGCTTCACCAACTTGAAGACCTGATGCTGCAGAAGCAGTTCCTCCTTTTCTCCCATTTCTTAATTCAACTACATTCGTAGTATCTCCACCAACATTAATAAAAGGAGTTCCTGTTACATTATTAACCTTTATAACACTACCCATCTCAAATGGTATTGATGCAGTTTTTACATCTTTTGTATCTCTTGGTTTTTCAACGTCTACTACTGTCGTGCCTGGTAGTGATACATCAAATCCTCTTACATATGCTTTACCTGGTGATAATTTAACACACATCAAATCATCTTCGGGTTTATTTCCTTTATCAGTTAATTGATTTTCTGTATATAAACCACCTGAACCTATTTCATCATTTAAAGAATCTTGAAGATTTACACGGAATGGTTCTACTGCATAACTACCTGATTCATCAAAAGTTCTCTTCGCAAAATATTTTTTTAGTTCTGAATAAACTGTAGAATCTTGTAATTTTTTAGTTTGTCCTTCATTTGTTCTGAATAATTCAACAAAATTTGTATCTTCATAATCAGTTAATGCTTTTTTAGAAAGTTGAACTGATATTTTAAAACGATCTGCACCTGGTGCTGCAAAGTTTGTGAATCCTTTTGCATTATCATATAATGAAGAATCATCATTTGAGTTTATAATCTGTTCAGATATCTCAAATCCAACTCTGTATGATGGTTGATTATTATATGGTTCTAATACAATTAAAGATGTTGGTACATCTACAAAAGTTCCACGTAGAAAATATACACCAGAATTAACACCGAATGCTGAACCAGTTGCAGTTGCGTCTTCTGAGGTTAGTGTTAAAACTGTTTCACCAATCGTTAGTGTTGTATTACCATAAGTTAGTGGTTCTTCTAATATTAATACTTCACCATTTGGAAATGCAGTGCTCTCACCACTTGTTCCAGATTGTTGATATTTAATGAAGATTGTTATATCATCTACTCCCTCTGCTGGTGGTAATATAAAATTCTTTATTGTTGCAACTATACCTGATGTTTGTCCTCTAACTCTTGTACCTTTACCACCATTCGCAGATATTATATTATTAAGATAAATTGATACATCAATGCCAAGATGTGTTTCATTTATTTTTGCAGAATAATATGTTGGATCATACTCAATACCACCAGGTATGACCATTGAACCTTCTTTAAATATATGCTTACCAAAAGATTCAACTTGATTTTGAAGAATAGACTGTAGACCAGTTAGTTCCCTTGCCTGTACAGGATAACCAGGTTTGAATAATATTTTGTAAAAATTATCATCCTTATTATAATCATCATAATACGGTGATATATTTAAATTAGTCTTTTGTGGCATTTTAGAATTCTAGTATAATTTTAATGTCTTCTTTTTGACGAGAGTTTCTAACAATCAATGGTCTGTTATCCAAGTAAACTATTTCTCCTGACCCTTTATTTATCTCAGAATTAGAAAGTCCTGAAATAAAGTTAACTCCCAAGTTAATTAATTTATTACCTGTGGGATTTGTAGTTATACCAGAGAAATCACGAGAAATTGCTCCAGCAAAGAATGACGACTTACCTTCAATATTATTTGCACCAACCACTGACTCAAATTCGTAAATTCTACCAGCAGTTGATATACCTGCATAATCAGTATGATCATAAGTTGTTCTATTAAAATTAAGAGAACGATCTCTAAAATATTTTAATACTTTTGTTTCAGAATCATATGATGCAATAAATCCAGTTGATACTTTTCCTGCGTTAGGAGCAACTGTCAGCACCTGCTTAATTTCTTCACCAACCTGTGGTACACCAGTAACCGTATCAAATTTAATTGCTTTTAGTGAAGAATAAGTGTTATCAGTAAATGTTACTGATGTTCCTACTTTCGTAGGATTTTTTACAACACCAACTTGTGAAAACTTTGTATCAATTGGAAAATCTTTTGTTGAATCATCAAAACGAGCATAAACAATCACTCTATCAGTTCCTAATTCAGTGTATACATCTGAACCATGACCTAATCCTGGTGGAATGATAGGTATAAGTTTAGCACGACCAGTTGATGTACTAACACCACTACTTAAAGTTCCTAAGTCAACAATACCATAACTATATCCTTTACCTCCAGCACTCACAACAACATCAGTTATTGTACCATTAACAACATCAACTCTTGCTTTTGCACCTTCTCCATCACCAATAATATCAACTTCTTGACTTAAACCATTTGCATATCCACTTCCAGCATTTTCTATGTAAACGTGCTTTATTTGATTTTGGTTTACAGATGAGTCACCGTTTTCACGAACTGATCTTATTTGTGAGTCTTGACTTGACCCCCAACTATTTGGGACAGTAATAAATTCAGTTGAGTCAAATTTAATAATATCACTAGGTGAAACAGTGAAAAGATACTTCCAAAGATATCCGTCACCGCTGTTTCCTGCCTTTGATGGTTCCAAGTCAGTAAAGGTTGGTTCATCTTGGGAGACATTTCCAAGTGGGTTAGAACCTGTCGATCCATTATCAATACAAACGTAAACTTTAAAGTCGGAATTAAGTACGTAATAGTTCGCATCGTATAATCTATTTGCTTGTGTTAATGGACTTGGATTTTCTACACTATAATCATCTCTATAAATTTCATATCTACTTCCAGCAACCCAATCTACTCTTCTTATAATTCTTCTTATATTTGCAGATGATATTTTTTTTCCAAACATCATTGTATCACCTGTATGCTTACGATAGGAAAAACTATCTGTAGGTGCAGGTGTGCTTGAATTCCAATCAGATGATCTACCGTATCCAACTAAGGAACCAGTTCCAGCAGGGTTTGGTAATCCTATGAAAACATAGTAAGAATTATTTGTGTTTTCTACTGATTCAACAAAGTTGTTTGCGTTCAGAATTCTAAATTGATCAGTAATAATCGCTGACATTGTATCTAAACTTTTCTTTTCCTTTTATTTATAGAGGTAACGCAATCAAATTCCGAACACTCTGATAGCACCTGAAGATCTTAAACCTCTAAGAGATGCTACAGTATAATTCTTTCTTTGTATTGTTGGGAAAGTTGATAATCCAGAATCCACTGTTAATCCAGTAACACCAATTGAAATTGGACTGCTATTTCTAGATGCATTATATATTCTACCCCAACTGATTCGACCTAAGTGTGTAGCAATACCAGGATTACTATTATTGAAGTTACCTGTTAATCCAGCTCCTACACCAGTGGTTTGTCCATTTTGAATATTACAAGTTATTTCACCATTTTCACCTGTAGAAGTCACTGCGTGAACTTTGTAGATATTATCTAAGAAAGTTGAACCAATACTTACAATAGATGAATTATGAGTATCAACAGAAGTGATACCAGTTCCAACTGTAGTGTCTTTTATAAACACAGGATATCCAACCAGTAATGTATTTGCAGTTTTATCTGCCCTAAAGAAGAATTTAAGTGCAGACTGCCCACTTACTGTGGTTGTACTAATACCAGTTATAATACCAGTAAATCCTTCAACATTATCAATTGATGTTATTTTTTCAGTTTTAAATTCAGGTAGTTCAATAATAACTTGAGGTGGTGTTAAGTTAGAATATCCTAAACCAGGATTTGTTATTGTAAATGCTGTAACTGTGCCATTAGTAATTGTAGCAGTTGCAGTCGCTGTAGTACCAATTCCAACACCAATAGAAGGAGGAGCACTTATTTTAACAGTTGCACTTGCATATCCACTACCAGCGTTTGTAATGTCTAATGATGTAATTTTTCCATCAGATGATACAATCGCTGTTGCAGATGCACCAACATTTATTTCTCCAGAAGTTACAAGAGCATCAACAGTACTAAATTGTAAATTATAATCACCATCAGTTTCATCTGGATTGCTTGCACTCAAATGGTCTCCTTTTTCATAGAAGAACACTTCTGCATCATCTACAAATATTCCATTTGAACTACCCTCACCTGATGATGTTGTAAAATCACCAATAATTTTTGAAGTAGGATAAACTTGTGGTTCAAGTATTTCTCTTGACTTATCAATTTTTTTACCACCCAATATGATGTCAACTTTTTGCTTAGTCCATCTCATTGGTTTATTATTTGTTTCATCAATACCTGCACCAGTATAAATGTCAGTCTCTACGAGTTTTGCACCAAGCAACTCTTTAATAGTTCTTTCTGATTCTTGTGAAGTTGTTAATCCAACAGGATGCTTGAATAATCTTACCTCATCACCAATCTTAACTGTTTGTTGAATATCTGCAGTATCAACATCAATACCATCTTGACCTTTATAGAAGAAGATGTCAACTTTTGCTTCTGCTCTTGGTGCTTCCTCAAATTCAAATGTAGTACCACCCTCAAATGTGTAAGATGAACCTGGTTCTTGTAAAACTCCATTTATGAATATAAGAAGAACTGCGTTTAAGTCAATTAGTTGTGAACGAGCGTTATTGAGGTCTTTTTCAAAACTTAGTAATTGACCATTAAAGAATAATGGGAATCTTGTTCTTGAACCATCTTGTAGGTTTTGAATACTATCAATGAAATCAATTTCACCAAACTGCCAAGATGAGAATTTATCTTGGAATATTTGAGTAACCTCTAATTCAAACTCTTGTATTGGTTCAGACAAATGTGCTGCTGTAACTAATCCAACAGGTTTAAATTTGTCGCCAACTTTAAATGAATGACCAGGTCTTGCAATAGAAAATTCTGATATTTCAAAGGTCGTAGATCCAATACCTACAGTTGTTTTCGCTGCACTTACTTTTACATCAACTAATAAGTTTGAACCTGTATCTGTGGTTGCACCTAACCCAACTCTTGATATGCCAATAACTGGTAAATTATCATAATTTGGTTCA